CGCTCGAGACGGTCTGCCGAGCCTGCGTGGACATATGTCTGCAAGTCCTGCGTGTACTCGTGCAGCGCACGCGGCAAGCCGCGCAGGAACTTGTTGATCGAGCGGTAGCCGCCGATCTTACGCGGCAGCCCGCGCTGGAAACGGACCCACTGGCCGTCAACGTACTGGTCGCCCTCGAACTTGGTGCCGTCGCGCTTGATGCCGGGGGCAGAGCGTATCTGTACGATTTGTTCGGGCATTATAGAGCTTCCGCGTTGAGGTCTACGGTCCACGTATCAAGCACCGTGGCAGTGCCAGTGCGGCGAACTTGGAAGGCTAGTTGGGCATACACAGAGTTTCCTGACCCAGAAATATCTACGAGCCAAGCGGGGTTACCAGTCGTCGCTATCCAAGTGTTAACCGTGCCAGTAACCGAACCGGCTGTCACACTAGCGTAAACTTCGTAGTTTCCACCTTGGCTGGTTGGTGTGCACCACTGTTCTACATACATATAAGAGCCGCCGTTAAGCGCCTCATATACTTGGCCTATGGCGGCACCAGCACCGAAAATTGCGTACGCTGCTTCGGAATACCCAAAACCCGCAGCGAAAACGCCGTAATCGCTGAAAGTAATAAGGACATTGCTCTTGCCGTAGAAGTTGGTTGGCATGACAATAGCGCCAGACGCAACGCCCGCTAACGTGCGGACATCGGTGTCGTTTAGTGAAACCGTGGCGGTAGCAGCTTTACCCAACTCAAGGTTGATAGACTGCCCCGCAGTGCTGCCACCCAAGCTGATTGGGCCTGAAGAGTTAAGCGTCATTATTTAGCTCCCCGTAGCTCGTCCAGTTCCGCCTTTAACTCTGCGATGGCAGCGAACGCCACGGCGACCAGTTTCTCGTAATCAACCGCCAGTGTGCCGTCGTCGCGGGTGCGAACGGCCAGCGGGAACATTTCCTCCACGTCCTGCGCGATGACGCCGAAGTCGTTCTTGCGGACGAAGTAGTCGTCCTCGCCGCCGTGCTCCGCGATGTAGGCGTCGGTCCAATCGAACGTCTTGCCGCCAACAGTAGTCACGATGTCGAGCGCGTTCTCAATCGGACGCACGTTCTCTTTCAGACGCGCATCGGACGAATAGAACGCCGTGACGTTGTTCGTCGCACGGATCTCACCGGCAGTGCCAGAGCCTGCCGTGCCGACGCCGAGGCTGTTAACCTGATAGTTGTTGCTTGTGTTCAGCGCGTTTGCGGTGGTCGCCGTCGTAGCGGTTGTCGCCGAGGTGGCTGTCGCCGCGTTGCCGCTGACGTTGATGGCCCAAGTACCGCTTGCGCCCGAACCCGTGGCGGAAGGCACACCAAGCGCGGACTGCGCGGTGGCTTGCGTAGTTCCTCCTGTGCCGCCATTGGCCACAGCGAGCGTGCCGCCAAGCGTCAGCGTGCCCGACGTCGTGATCGCGCCGCCGGTCAAGGTCAAGCCCGTCGAGCCGCCTGAGCCAGAGACTGAAGTGACAGTGCCTGTGTTCGACGTAAAGCCCGAAGGGTTGCTTGCGGCGTAAGCGCCAAGGTTGGTGAGCGCAGATCCAGCGGTTGTTGCGCCGGTACCGCCGTTGGCCACGGCTACGGTGCCAGTGACGTTGGCTGCCGTCCCAGTCGTGTTCTGGTTAAGCGTTGGGACGTCAGCGGCTACAATCGCACGGAACGTAGGCGTACCCGCCGTGCCGTTCGGCGCGGACAGGAACGTATTGGCGGATTGTGACGCAAAGTTAGAAGCAGTAACGGCAAGCGTGCCGCCAAGCGTAAGGGAGCCAGAGGTCGTAACCGTACCGCTCAGGCTCAGTCCGCTGACAGTGCCTGTGCCGCCAACTGAGGTGACCGTGCCTGTGTTCGAGGTGAAACCAGACGGGTTACTCGCGGGATAAGCGCCAAGGTTGGTGAGCGCAGCGCCCGCAGTCGTTGCGCCTGTACCGCCATTAAGTATGGCGACAGTGCCAGTGACGTTCGACGCCGTCCCAGTCGTATTCTGGTTGAGGGTCGGGAATGTGCAGTTTGTCAGCGTGCCAGAGGAGGGTGTGCCAAGCGCGCCGCCCGGAGCGACGTAGTCAGTGCCTGCGGTAGCGGCAGTGAACGCCGCAGTTCCGTTGCCCTTAACGAGGCCCGTAAGAGTGGTGGTGCCTGTGCCCCCGTTGGCGACAACAAGCGTACCAGCGAGGGTAAACGTACCCGCCCCTGTGATCGGCCCACCAGCCAAAGTGAGGCCCGTAGTGCCGCCCGACGCGGCCACGGATGTGACCGTGCCACCGCCAGCGGTAGAGGTGATGGTGACGCCGCCCGCGCTGTTCGAGATGGATATACCCGAACCTGCGGTGAGCGTCGCAACGCTGTATCCTGTGCCGTTGCCGATCAGGAGCTGGCCGTTTGACGGGGCAGTCGCGACGCCGGTACCGCCTTGTCCCACGCTGAGTGCGGTGGTCAAGCCTGTCAGTGACGTGATGTCGGAGTTCGCGCCAGAGCCAGCCGCGCTGAGGGTAAGTCTCGCGCCGGAGGCACTGGTCGCGCCAGTGCCCCCAGACGCTATCGCGAGCGTGCCCGCGAGTGTCAGTGTGCCGGAGGTGGTGATGGGCGAACCGGTAAAAGATAGACCGGTTGTACCGCCCGACGCGGCCACTGAGGTAACTGTACCGCCGCCAGCGGTAGACGTGATGGTGATACCACCGGCACTGTTTGTGATGCTGATGCCCGACCCAGCCGTCAGGGTCGCCTTCGTGAGCGTGTTGCCTGTGCTGTTACCGATCAGGAACTGCCCGTCGGTGTACGTGGTCTGGCCTGTGCCGCCGTTGGCGACAGGGAGCGCAGTGCCCGACAGCGAGATTGCCAGCGTGCCCGACGTCGTGATCGGCGAGCCGGTTACGGACAGGAACGACGGCACGGTCGCCGCGACGCTGGTCACCGAGCCTGAACCCGTGCCGACGCCCACGCCGTTGATGAAGAGGCCCGTGGCGTTGATCGTGCCCGCACCCTGCGCTCCGGCGGTAGGCGCGCCGATCTGGATGCCTGCCGCGTTGGTCAGCGCAGTGATGTCCGCGTTGCTGCCTGATGCGGCTGCGCCAAGGCTCGTGCGCGCCGCGCCAGCCGTCGTGGCGTTCGTGCCACCCTGCGCAACGCTCAGTGGCGTCGTGAGGCCAGACAACGATGTGATGTCAGAGTTAGCGCCAGAGGCCGCCGCCGCGATGGCGGAGCGCGCCGCCGCCGTTGTGGTAGCCGTAAAGACCGCCGTGCCGATGCCTGTGCCGCCGAGGTTGGTCAGGGCCGACGGTGCGTTGGTCGCTCCGGTGCCGCCTTGGACAACAGGAACAATACCCGCAAAGGCTGCTGACGTGGTGGCCGAGATGATGTCCGTGCCGTCGCAGTACAGGATACCTGTCGCGCCCTGAGTGACCAATGTGGCTGCGCCGCTGGCAGTCTTGATGCCGAGCGTGAACGCGCCAGTCGTGGCGTTGTTCACCCAGTATTGCTGCACCGTCGCGGGCACAACGATGTTGACGTTGGAAGTCAGCGTGCCTGTGAACTTATACGCGATACGGTTAAGCTCAGAGCCAGCAAGCGTGTACGTGCCGCCAGTGACGGCGATGGTCGTGTAGTCGAAGGCGAAGACCGCCTGCTGGCCGAGGCCGATGGTGTACCACTGGATGCCGTCGCTTACGACCACGGCGCTGTCGCCCGGCTGCAAGCGCAGTGTGGCTGCCGCGTTGATAAGCTCAGAGCCAGACGGGTCGATAGTCAAGTCGCCCTGCCCGCCGTTGCGGACCTGCACAAACCAGCCGTCGCCAGCCGCCACGGCAGTCGGCAAGTTGAGCGTGCCGAGGCCGCCAGTCCAGACAAAAATCTTGGCGCGATCAGGGGCCGTGAGAGTGTACGGCGTAATGGAGAAGTCAACGACCTCGTAATTCTGCGCGAGGGTCGACCCAGTCGCGATCAGACCAGCGCCAGCCAGCGCTGCGGCTTGGGCCTGCGCCACGGCAGCGCCGTAGCGGAACGTGCGCCAGACACCGCCTACGGTGGTGTTGCTGATGAGGTAGCACTGCCACTGCTCACCTGCGCCGATGCTCAGGATCGCGTTACCGGCGGCGTTGTCGACGGTGATGGTGTCTGGGCCGAGGTTGTTGAACAGGATTGTCTGGCCGACGCCGACTGACATCGCGTCAGGTAAAGTTATCGTGTAGGGGCCGGTTGGCGTGACGTCGATGATGCGCGCGACGACGTTGTTGCCGGTGGTGGCCTCAAGCGGCCACTCAAGGACGATGTCGCTGGTCAGCGCAAGCGGGAGGTACGATACGTCTGAGGGGTATATCGTCGTACCGCCGAAGACTTGAGTGAATGACGTGGACATTATTACGCCTCCTTGCGCACGGCGGATCGGTCTAGGATTTTGGCGAGGTCTTCGCCGTTCAACATTGCCGCCGCGCGATCGTACATGCTCTGCCAAACTGGGATGCGTTCGTCGTTCTTGAGGAACGGCGTCGCTTCAACCAGCGTGCCGTAGAGCAAGAGCTGCGGGGCGTATTCGGTGATCCAGTTCGTCTGCACGCTCTCGTCGAGCAATGGCGGCAGTTCGTAATACAGGATTTCGAATGGGTATGCTGCGTCGGGTGTCGGCGCAAGCAGCCAGTGGCTGTAGTCATAGTCGCTGTAGAAGATGGGCGTGTCCGTCTCCAACGCGTTCGGCCAATAGGACCGCAGATATTCATAGACGCGGGAGAACAGGATTTTGCGGTCGTTTCCTGTTGTGCCAGTGCCGATGTTAATCGACACCGTGTCGCGCCAGCGATCAGGCTTGGGGTAGACGGACTGGCCCGCAGAGAGCGTGCCAGTCACGACGTTGATGAAGCCCTCGACTTTAAGCTCACGGGCGATGCGACGCTCGGCGAGGTTGATTAAACGTGGGATTTGCTCAAAGACAATCGGGTCGGACGCAAGCGTATTGCCGCGCTCAAGGTAGCGCTGCACGTCTTGTTTCAACGTCGTGAATGTCATCGCAGTGGCCATAACGTGCCCCTATATCAGATTTAGCGCATAATAACAGCCTTCGCCGCGACTGTCGAAGATATTGTTTACCCAGCGAGGAACTGCGCAAGCAGAGCGAAAAACGCTCCGAGAGCCGCCAGACCACCAGCCAACTTAGCCTTGGGGCCGAGGGCGGGCTTCTCTGCGCCGTCCATAGGCAGGATTTTGCCTACAGTTTTCTTGAGGATTGCCTTCTCGGCTTCCTTCTGGATTAGTTTCTTCAAATTAAGCATTGTCGTTCTCCTTATAACCAAGCAGCGTATTTCTTGGTCTTGGCTTTGCGGTCGTCGAGGCCGTGTGTGCCCCCGTTGATCCGCTTGGTGAGTTGCAGAATGGCAGCGTCGTTGATGCCCTGATCGCAGATCGACCACAGCTTGTTTGCGTCAAAGAACCACAACGCGCTTTCGAAGCCGAGTTCGTTAGCGACGATGTCTGGGTTGTCTAACACCTCCTGTTCGCGCCCGATGTACTTGCCGAATGCGCGGTAGTTGTTCTTCCCGGTGAGTTGGAGCGGACCCCTGCCCCGGTATTTCCAGCCCTCGCCTGACGCTTCATCGCCGTTGCCCATACGGTTGGCGTAGACGCGATTGGCGATCTTTTGCGGCTGGCGTTCATAAGCACGGGCCATAGCATCCGTGGGAAAATACTTCCCAAAGATGCCGCGCAAACCCTTTGCGCCATAGTTCAGGTTCTCACTGAACGCTTTGAAATTGCCGCTTTCATGCGCCGTCTGAGCGAAGAAATGTGCGGCGCGGTTTTTGTTCAGCTTGAAGTGCGCGCAGGCGGCCTTCAGCGTCCCCGGACCAAACGCGCCATCTGGATGGCATCCACATTTATCTTGTAGGTTTATAAGGCTCATTTCCCTGCACTCCGCCAATCTGGAAAGTCATTCTCGTCCACCACGCCGTCACCGTTCGCATCATAGCGCATATCGTTGCGATACTTCTCCCAAGGCTCCATGTCATCGTCATCATCGTCGTCTTCAGGCTCGTCGATAAAGACTGTGGCCTGCGGATTGTCGTATGTTTTTGGTGCTTCAGGCTGCATCTCTGGTGTCAGGTCGAGCGGCGGCAGTGGTGCTGGCGCAGGCTCTTCTGGCTCAGGGTCGTTGCGGTCTTCCGGTGGCGGTGGGACCAGTTCGCCCTTCATGCCCATCAGCGTGGCGTAGGAGCCAGCCACAGCGCCGACAACCGAGGTCATGACGTATGACAGCAAGCCGAACACATCCTTGTTGTCGATGACTTCGTTCGACACGAACAGGCCAGCAATCATGGCAACGGTAATAGTGCAGATGACAAACGCCATCGTGCGGGCGGCCATGAGGAGCGCCTTGATGCGCGCGTCCATTAATTTATCTTCCATCATCAGTCCTTTCCGGCCAGCGGGTTCGCCAGCGTCTTTTGAATACGTTCGGCAGTCTCAGCCTCAAGTTCCTTGATGCGACGCTGCTGCTCCTGATCCTGCTGACGCAGTTGCTCTATGACGGCGCGCTGCATCGCCATGTTCTGCGCATCGCTGTTTCTAACGCTGCTCGACACCGCGTCAACCGTTTGGCGCGTCCCGCTTACGCTGCTGGAAATGCTGCCCGTCATATAATTAAGGGCTTCGCTGTTAATCTTGGTCAGACGCTCGACGCTCGTGACGCGCTCATCCAGCACCGAAATGCGTCCTTCAATGCCAGACAGGTCAGGCGGCACATAAGCCGCTGTGACTTCCTTCATGGTCAAGAACTGCTGATACACTTGGAAGCCAGCCCAGAGGCCGCCGACAATGGTCGATATAGCCGCGAAGATAATGGCAATCTTGCCACTGCTCAGGCCACCAATCTTAAAACTGAAGCCGCTCTCATCAAAGGCGACCTTGGGTTCCTCATCTGTACTGCTCATCTACCATCTCCTGCCAGCGGGCATCATTCGTCTGCATCAGTCGATACAATTCAAAGTTTGCGTCTTGCAGCCTACGTCGGCTGTATATATCACGAATTGCGTAAAAGTCAGCCCTATCTTGCAGGGATGTCTGAGTGTACGCAGCGAAGCCCGGCACGGCCCCCATTTCATTGATGGTTTCCGATTGGCCTTCTGACATCTCGTTTTCTGATTTTTCAGATGAGGCGGTTGCCGCAGCGGGCGCGGCGTTGCTTTGACCGCCGACGCTGTTCAGAATTTCAAAGGTATTAGCCATCGAAACAGGGCTGCCCACTGATATGGCGGCGTCGAGCGGTGACGAACCAAGGCCGACACCGCTGCCGCCTGCAACGGAAGCACTCGACCCAAAATCAACGCGCATTTGGAAGCCAGCAAAGCCCTGCACCGATTGTGCGTTGCCTTCAAAGGCCGACGCTTGGCTGGCCTGTTCGGCCTCCTCGAAGAAGGCCGATTGCTGCGCGCTCTCCTCAAGCGCCGTAGCATTTGCTTCTTGCTCCGCGCCCGATGCGTCTTGGCTTTCCAAAGCGTTCTCTGCGCCTTCCAGCGACGCCAAGGTTTCACTGGCTAAAGTTTCTTTATCATCTTCGGGGCCTTGCGCCGCCAATGCAGCCAATTCTTCAGGGGACAGGCGCTCGTCATCAATATCTTCTAAATCCTGTTCCGACACCAGTTCTTCGACGGTGTCGTCTTCGACCGCCTCTTCAACGGCAGCCTCCTCAGCGGCAGCTTCGGCGTCAGCTTCGAGCGATGCTTCGGCAGTTTCCAGCGCCTGTTGCGCTTCTTCAATCTCCTGCTCGGCCACATCTTCCATCTGCACTTCTTCCTGCGGCGTCTGCTCGACTGAAGCAACGGCAGTGTCCGATGTGCTTTCCGTAGGATCAGGTGCGCCGACATCGATGGCTACGGATGCCGGTGGGCAAGTGGGGTCCATGGGCGTTGCGTTGCAGTCAACAGGCACAACCTCTGGCTCAGGCGCAATCCACGACAAGAGGCCCGACTGGTTCTGGAGGAACTGCGCGTTGCGACCGTAGAAGAGCGGGATGTTATCATCCGCAGTGGGGCCGGTAAGACCCGCAGTAAAGTCGCGCCGACCGGAGAAGCCCAGATTGCCGAAATTCAGTTGTATCTTACCGTCGGCAAAGAGGCCAATCTCGAAGGTGCTGCTGTTGTTCGTGCCATACTCGTTCACGCCATACCAGCCGAATAGGATCGAGCCGTCGTCGCGGCGATAATATGGGTTGCCCGTATAGCTGATTAGGTCTGACCAGTAGGCGTAGATTGTGTTGCGCTGCGCCATTTCGATAGGCTGACCATTGCAGCACAGATGCGCGCCACTCTGGAACGACACAAAGCCGTTGGAGGACACCCACGCGTCGGTGAACGTCTGGCCCCAATATTCAAACTCAAAGCCGAGAGACACGTTCCGCGTGCCATCGTCACCCAGATTGAGGGGCGTCATTGTGGTAGGCGCGCCGTTGATTTGCGGGGGGATTAAGGCAGGCTCGTAAGTCTGCGCAGCCGCAGATGTGCTGACCAGCAATGCAGCCAATAACGAAATTAGACGTTTAGTCTGCGTCGGGGCGGCGGTCAGCATTTTCTTCCCATGCCGCTGTTGCAGCCTCACCGATTGCACCCATGAACGGGCAAGGCGTACCAGCCATTTCCATCGCTTTAAAGACACGGGTGTCTTGGCACAGGAGGCTCACTGCGGCAACGCGCATACCCATGTCGTACAAGGTCTTCGAGAGCTTCATCCGTTCGCAGTTCTGGTCGCGCACAGTGCGTCCAGCCGACAAGCCGATGATCTGCGTCTGCACTGCGCCAGACTGGCCGGTGGTGCAGAGGTCTTGGCTGTAGGACATCATGGACGGCGCAATGGCGCTGGGCGGAGGCGACTTGATGTTCTGATCGATAACCTGCCGAGAGACGTTCTCGCTATAGCTTTTGCTGTCGGAGACGTTGACGTTGTTGTTCTGGTTGACGTTGTTCGTCGTGCTGTTGATTGTCGAGTTCGACGTGTCGTTGTTGATGTTCCGGTTGGTGTTATCGGACCTGCTGTTCACGCTCTGGTTGATCGTGCTGTTGCTCGTGTCGGTGTTGATGTTCCGATTGGTATTATCAGACGTGCTGGTGTTCTGGTTGATGTTCGTCATCGTGCCAGAATTGACGTTGGTGTTCTGGTTGATGTTCGTCATCGTGCCAGTATTTTGGTTGATGTTCGTGTTCGTCGAAACATTGTTGTTCGTGTTGACCGACGTGCTCACGTTATTGTTGTTGTTCGTGTTGACCGACGTGCTGGTGCTTGCGTTGGTGTTGAAATTGTTATTGGTGTTGGTATTTACCGAAGTGCTGGCAGATACGTTGTTGTTGTTATTCGTGTTCGTCGATGTGCTGGTGGAATTGTTGTTGTTCGTGTTGGTGGACGTGTTGGTGTTGTTCGACGTGCTATTGGTGGTCGTGTTGTAGATATACTCCGTCGGAGCCACCGATACCGGCGCGGTCTGCGCGAACACGAGAGAAGCCGCGCTAGTGGCGGCCACAAAACCAAACAGAAACCGTTTCATCATCGATCCGCCTTATTATCCAGTTTGTCCTCAATCCGGCGGAGGTGCATCATCACCTCGTCGAACTTCTTGTCGATGGCGTTGAACTTCTCGTCACCAAAGCCAAGACGCGCCTCAAGCAGCGTCAGACGGCTGTTGAGATTGACCCAGACTGTTATCAAGCCTCCGATGAAGGCCAGCACAGTGACTATGGTGTTGACGTCGAAGTTCATTTCAAGTTCCGTAGCTTATACACCGCCGACAGATACACTTCTGTGACACCGTCAATTAAATTAGCCACTGCGCGGTTGCCCTGACAGATGTCTTCGTGATGCTCTTCAATCCATGCCGCGTCGGCCTCAAGCAGCTTTAGCACGTCGCGTTCAGACACATCGGGAGCGGGTATGTTCCCGATGATGCTGAACGCGCCTTGGTAGGCTTCTACGAGACGGTCGATTGCGTCGATTACGTCGTCGTAGAAGCCGCCCAGTGCCATATGCTTTGCGAAACTACCATCACCCTTGGCGCGCCAGTGCTCAAAGTGCGCCACGTTGCGTGCGTAGAACACGCGGCTGATGAGTTCCTCGATCATGTTACGCGCCGTTCGGAGCGAGCTGGGCGTTTGCCTGCTCCATGATCTTGCGCAGCATCGGGTCGGCTATCTTGTGTGGCAGCTCCTGCAATGCGGCGAGGACGAGGTTTATGTCGTTGACGGCCAGTTCCAACTTTACAACTGGCTCCTGTGGCGCAGCCTGATTGTCTACGTCGAGGTGGTCTAGTTCTTTATTCATAGTCTGTCTCCTTTGATTTAACTAGCTGGTGGTGGTGTTGGTGTCGGGGTTGGTTCTTCCCAAGGGAAATCGCCTTCGGGGACGTCCACTACTGGGTCTTTGATTAGCGCAATCTGCTTGTTGATTTGCGCATCGACGTGCTCCTTGTAAGAACCGACAACAACGGCTTCTATCCAACCAAGGACATCGGCTTCTGTCAAGTCTTCATAGGGAATGAACGTGGCAGGATCGAGGCTGTCCAACGGGAATGGCGTTGCACCATTAAAGGTACCGCTGTCGCCGTCTTCGTCCGTGCCAGTGCAGGTCCATGTGGATTGAACGACAAAGTTGTCTACGCTGCCGTCTGTGGTTTTCTTCAGGGACGTTACCGCCCAAGTGTACGTAAGTGCCATATTACTATTCCTTTGCTTCTAACGCTTTTACCTTATCTGTGAGTTCTTTTACAGCCTGAATTAGCAGCGCGATAGTCGCGTTGTAATCAACGGTCTTGATGTCTTCATCACCGCCAACTGCCTCTGGCAGAACCGCTTCGATTTCCTGCGCGATGACACCAGCATACCGACGCTCTTTGTCGTCCATGTCCGTGCGGGTGTATGTGACGCCGCGTATCTGGTCGAGTTTGTCCAGCGCGCTTGGGATTGTCTCGATGTTGGCCTTAAGACGGACGTCGGAATATGCAGTGACGTTGCCGGTTGCAACGCAGTCACCATTGTCCTGAACGTAGAACATAATGGTGACTGTGCCACTGACGTTCTTAGCGATGCCATAACGCCAACCGCTGTTGTCTGAACCGAACTCTTGCCGGATTGAATAGGGCGAACCAGTAGACGGGGTAATCCGACCTCCGCCACCACCGCCATTGGGGGATGACCCAAACGTAACGGTAGATAACGCTGATGTGCCGCTCGGATCGGCGTAATAAGCACTGTTGTTGCTATCGTAGAAGATAGTGCCGTCAACACGACCGCCTGAGTACACGCCGGTAGGGCAATAGATATTATATGCACTTGAAGTAGCCGATGTACCAAAGCCCCAGCAGTTAGCAGCATAACTATAATAAGACGCCCAACGTCCTCCACCTTCAAAGTAAATACCGCCATTAGCTGAGCCGTCAAACATTAAGTGCGGTGCGTTTCCACCGCCTTGGATGTGTATACCGTACCAGCCGTTCCTAGCGCCACGAATAGCTATAGAGCCGTAGCTAGACGTGTCGTTGCCAGAAATCTGCGCCGTATTTGGGGGAAATTGGATTTGGTTTAGTACGGACGTTGAAGCGGGGTCAACGTAATACGCGGTGTTATTGCTGTCGTAGAAAATGGGCGCACGGAAAGAGGTAGAAGCAAACATATTGCCGGATACATCAATACCGCCAACCGTAGCCCCCGCGCTCTCGGAGTAAAAATGGAAGGACGCAGTATCAACAAGTTGCGATGTCGTTCGCTTACCGACATACCAAGAGGGGCCAGTAGCGCCGAGATAACGCACCATAGCTTCGCCGCCGTCGGTCGATTGGATTTGGAGGTACTTGTTACCCCCGCCGCTGATGGTAAGATTAAAAAGGTTAGAAGTACCGGCAAAGTCGCCGTAATACCCAGTGTTAGCTAAGTCGTAGAAGATAGGGGCCTGAATACCGTTGCTATTCATGACCGCCATATTGCTACCGCCACGGGTGCGGAAGTAGTGCGTGCTGTTGTCGTAATAGTTGGCTGGGTCCGCGCCGCCGAGGTAGAGGGCGGCATTTCCCGCCGGATCGTAAAGTATTTGGTAGCTACCATTGTCCAGCGTGACGGCGTTAACACCGCTAGAAAACTGAACCCTATTCGCCCGCATGACGTTCAAAACGGATGTGCTGCTTGGGTCTAGGAAGAACGCGCTGTTGTTGCTGTCGTAGAAGATAGTCGCACGGACGTCATTGGCTACGATGAAGTTTCCAGTGTTTATCCGCAGCGCTATTGTCGCAGAGCCGTTGGTTATGTCGGCGCTGTTGCCGTTAACCCAAAACACCATGCCGCTCTGAGCTTCGGTGTAATCAACGCCGATAGCGGAGTATTTGACGCTTCCTGAGTTCATCACAATGACAGGGAATTGGGATGCAAGGTATAGCGCCCTGTTCCAACCGCCAGACATTGTAGTCCCGCCGTTAATCTGGACTTGCCCTACTAGATTTGAACCAGATGCGGGATCGACATAATACGTAGTGTTGTTGCTGTCGTAGTATATCGGCGAGCGGATATCGGTATTTATGGTGACGTTGCCATAGTTAACCGCCATCTGCTGTTGCCAGCTACTGCCGTTGTTCGCCCAGTGAGCAAGACCGCCGCCAGAAATGGCGTCGATAGCGCCGATGGCAGTGCCGCCGTTGGTCCACCAGACAGACGGCACGGTGCCATTGCCGTCGAAGGCCACGACACGATTTGTGCCGCGACCAGTAATGACGTTGCTAAAGGTTGTTCCTGCGGGTGTGAGGTTGCCGTTACCCGCGTTTAGCGCACCTTCAATCAGCAGCCCGTTGGTCGCTACCGCCGTTGCGGCAAGCCCGCTTCCGATGGTTGTCCCACCGTTGATGTGGAGCTTTTTATTAGCAACAACCGACCCACCGCCGCCAATGGCAAACGTAGATGTTGAACCGTTGTACCACATGTTGTCGCTGCCACTGACATCCGTCCACTGGATACCAGCCCACGAAGTGCCGTTGCCGTTCAGGTATAGCTGCGCGTCATTAGAGGATTGTGCCGTGATGATCCCAAGCACGCTGGAGCCAGCGGGGTCAACATAATAAGCAGTGTTGGCGCTGTCGTAGTAGATTGGTGCGGAAATGCTGTCGTAAACACGGACGCGCAAGTCGCCTTCACCTACCGAAAACAGCGTATTACCAGTGGTAATTTCCTTAAAGCGGAAGCCGCCATAGGCATAGTGGGCGTAAAAACGCTGGCCCGTATACCACTTAAAGTCGAGCTTAGAGTAGTTACCCCCAACATTCTCCATGTTGGTGGTGATGTGGTAATTTGTTGAGGCATCGCCGCCCGCCGAACCAAAATACAGCTTCCCAGTAGCCGCAGCGTCATAAGCCAAACCGCTTCCGTTAGTCCCGACAATAAGCGAGTTCAAAGAGGAAGTAGAAGCGAAGTCACCGTAATACGCAGTGTTGTCGCTGTCGTAGAAGATCGGGGCACGCATAGAGCCAAGCGACAACGTATATGAGTTTGCTACAACTTGAAGGGTAGATGCGGCGGCAGTTGCTGTCCCGAAATGCAAACCGATTGTGCTTGCGCCGCCGGTACCAGCGGTGCCTTGGAAGTAACTTAGCCCGAAACCATCGGCGCTGTTAAAGCTCCAAATACGGTTGCGGTCGCCAACCGTAACAATCCTGCTCTGGAAACCCTGCGTGCCAGCCACAATTACGCCATTGCTAAAAATAGCCGTTGAGCCTGCAAAGTCTGCGTAATACGCGGTGTCGTTGCTATCGTAAAAGATAGGCGCACGCATATCAGCAACGGCTGAAAGACTGCCAGCATTTGTCAGCGTTAGTATATCTACGGTGTCGTCGGAGTTTGTAACCCTCAACGCACCGCTATTTGGGCCAAGTTTGATGTAGCTGTTCGGAGCGCCAGCACTATAGCGGCCAAGTTCCAGCTTTGAGCTTGTGTCGTCTGTAGTCCGTATACCACCCGCAACTGTAAGTTTTCCGTAGGTAGCACTGACTGAAGTCGTTCCCACCCCGACATTCGTCCCATCGTCGTAGATCACCGACGCGCTTACAGCCGACGTGCCGTTACCCTTGAGGACGTAGCCCGACGACAGGGTCGTTGCGCCTGTGCCGCCGTTGGCGACGTTCAGCGTGCCTGCGAGTGTGATCGTCCCGCTGCTGGTGACCGGACCGCCAGACGTCGTCAGGCCGGTGGTGCCGCCGCTGACGTTGATGCTCGTCACGGTGCCCGCGCCGCTCGTGGGTGAGGAGATAGTGAAGTTCGGGTACGTGCCTGTCACGGTCGTAGCGCCAGACCCTGTCAGCGACACAACCTGATCGGGAGCCGTGTTGGTGACGGTGATAGAGCCAGAGGACGTGATAGGGCCGCCAGAGACGCTGACGCCCGTTCCCGCAGTCAGGTTGACGCTGGTGACGGTGCCGGTGTTCGAGGTAAAACCAGACGGGTTGCTCGCGGGGTACGCTCCAAGGTTCGTCAGGGCCGTCGCCGCGCTCGTCGCGCCAGTACCGCCATTAGCGATGGCGAGTGCGCCAGACGTGATCTGCGACGCGGCGATAGCGATTGCAGACGACGACGCAGACGTAATCTGACCCTGCGCGTTGACCGCGATGACGGGCACGGAGGACGCGCTGCCGTAGGTCGATGCGCTTACGCCTGTGTTCGTGATGCTGAAGACCGTACCGGTCAGCGTGAGGCCAGTGCCCGCCGAGTACAGGACCGGCGCGGCGAACTGCGTAAACGTAATCGGCGTTGTGCCGACAGTGATCGGCAGCGGCGTCTGCTGCACCCACGACGTGTTGGACAGCGTCGATCCCGCCGTGACAAGGAAGAAGTCGCCCGCGTCGATCTGGTCAACGCCAGTGCCTGCGCTGTCGAAGTCTGTGGCGCGTGTCAGGATGTACGGCGTCGAGCCGCTGCCGACCTGCGTAACAACGTAGACGCCGTTATTGGCCCCCGCCGCCTCGTCCTTGACCAAGATGCGGTTGCCCGCAACCACGGCCACGCCGTCGACCGAGAGTGCGCCGTTGGCATTGGCCGTGAGCGTCGCGCCGACGCCAGAAGTGCCGTTGTTGTACGTGTTGGCAGGCAACGCCGCAGCCGTTGCCAAGCGCACGGACTGATGGAAGTTGATGCCTGACGCGATACTGTCGGCATACGCCTTGTTGACGATGTCGGTGCCGTTGACTGGCGACGTGCTGATCGTGCCTGTGGTGAGCGCAATCGACGTGATGTCGGTATTGGCACCAGAGGCCGCCGCACTGAGGTTCGTGCGCGCCGTAGCCGCCACGCTCGCGCCTGTGCCGCCATTGGCGATGGCGACGATGCCCGTGACGTTTGAGGCCGTGCCCGTTGTATTCTGGTTGAGCGTCGGGATGTCCGCCGCGACGATAGCGCGGAACGTCGGCGTGCCTGCCGAGCCGTTCGGTGCCGCAAGGACCGTGTTGGCCGTCTGCGACGCGAAGTTGGACGGCAGGACGGCAAGCGTCCCACCAAGTGTCAGCGAACCTGCGGACGTCACTGTGCCGCTCAGGCTCAGGCCGCTGACGGTGCCGGTGCCTGAGACTGACGTCACCGTACCTACGTTAGATGTGAAGCCCGAAGGGTTGCTTGCGGGGTACGCACCTAAGTTCGTTAGAGCAGCGACTGCGTCCGTTGCGCCAGTACCGCCATTGGCGACGGCAAGCGTGCCGTTGAGGGTCAGTGTGCCCGCCGACGTAATTGGGCCGCCGGTAAACGACATGCCCGTTGTGCCGCCGCTGGCATTGACGCTGGTCACGGTGCCTGCGGTGCTGTCGTTCGATGTGATTGTGAAGCTAGGGTACGTGCCAGTGACGGTCGTCGTGCCTGCGCCTGTTAGGGATACGACCTGATCTGGCGCGGTGTTGGTGACCGTGAACGACGGGTAGCTGCCGGTGACCGAGATCGCGGTGCCGCCTGTCAGCGCCACGACCTGATCGGGCGCAGCGTTAACCAGAGAGCCGCTGGCGAGCGTCAGACCATTGCCGACGGAGATTTCCTCCGCAGCGCCGACTGATGCCGTAGTGCGGCCTAGAAGCCGCGCAGAGGCCAATGTGAGGCCGCTGGCGGTGTATGCGCCCGGCGCGACGTAATCAATGCCTGCGGTGGCCGGAAGTATCTCGGTGCCGTTGCCTTTAAGCAAGCCGCTCACGGTCGTCGAAAGCGTAATCGCGGGCACCGTGCTTGCGTTAGCAACCGTTCCGGCAAAGCCGTTGGCGGTGGTAACAGACACCGAAGTGACCGTACCTGTGCCTGTGATCGTCTGCCAGAACGGCGGAGCCACGCCACCGCCAGAGACCAACACCTGACCTGCGGTGCCAGCCGTAGGCGTTAAATACAGCGCGTCATTGCTGGAATATGCGATGGCACCGACAACAGGAGACAGACTGTTGCCGGTGCCGCCACGGGACAAGGGGAGCACGCCTTGCGTTTCCGTGGTGTCGCTCAGGTCCACCGCAGGGTGGACGTGATCTCCACGCGCGGCAACAGTCGAGACACCGGGTGATCCGGGACCGAGAGGCTCAGGCGTTGTAGATGAAAAGATTACAGCGAAGGAACGGTTGGCGGAAAGATCTCCGCCGCCGGTCAGACCCGCGCCAGCCGTGATTGTGCGGCTGGTGGGGACGTAATTTGCGAGTACGATAGGTGCCGAGGTCGCAGCCGTGACGCGGCCCTGCGCGTTGACCGTGAGGACTGGCACGCTGTCGGCGGCACCGTAATTGCCAGCCGTGACGCCTGTGGTGGTCAGGCGGCTGTCATCGACACCGCCCGGCAAGATGAAGAGCGTGCGGTTGGCCGACAGATCTCCGCCGCCGCCCAGACCGCTGCCTGTGTTGATTTCACGCGAGGACGGCACCGCGCCAACGGCAGCGATGTTGGCGAACTGGACCTTGAAGGTGCGTCCGTCGATGATGTACGGCATGTAGCCGAGTGTGCTCGTTCCCTGATATTCAGGGAGGCCGGTAATGCGGGTAGGGATGAGATTTGTAGGGACGTTGCTCAAAACTCGTCATCCTCGAAAAAGATTAGATAATCATCGCTGTCCTCAGTGATGAGGAACTGCTCGCTGTTTTGCGCGATAACGCCCGCCGGATTTGTAGCGAGAGGCACATCGGGACGCAAGAATGGTAGCAGGATATTATCCGGCTGGCGAGCGGGAAGGCGATACGGATCGTATTGGTCGCGATCCCTCTCGCAGACTAGCAAGCCGGGGTAATTTGGGTCGGGCATCAAGTCAGCCAGCGGCATCTTGATGGAGCAGCGCCCACATATGCCGATCGCCAGCGTCGTATTGCCGCGTGTGTTGAGATAGCGGGGCATCAGCCGTCCAACGCCACGTCTGGGCGCGGAAAGCGCAGGGTGATGTCCTCTGGCTGCCGCGCGGGCTCGCGCCACGGGTCGTAATCGTCCACGTCGTCGATGCAGACCTTTAGCGTCGGAATATTCCGGTCGCTGTACAGGTCATCAATAGGAAATTTACGCTTGCAGCGGTCACAAATGCCGATGCCGAGGTGATTTCGCCCGATGGTGTTGATGTAGCCCTCAACAGCCATGATTTTACCTCGTGTACGGTGAAATATTGGGGGCGATCATCATCGGACTGTTGTCGCGCTCTTCCATTTGCGCGATATTCAGTGAAATCGCCGCCTTTTGGTCCAAAATCGGGATCAAATTGACGTCAACTTCGACCAATTCAAGCGCCATTTTGGCCGCCAGACCCGAAACAATGGCCTCAAGCCAGCGCTGAGGCACTTCAACGTCCTGCGTCATCGTGCCGACGTCCATAATGTAGCGCTGGCGCCACACGACGATCTGGCAGACGGTCGCAGCCAAGTTCGGCACCGGCCACATGTGCATAATTGGGTTGTTGACCTGACGATCGAACCAAAATTGCAGCGGGCGGTTCGACTGAAACGCCTTATTTGGCAAGTTTGTGTAGTCGTCGCGGTTCATGCGCGCCAACGGGATCTCGGTCGGCGTGTTTGCCAGATAGATTTGGCTGAAGCCGAGCGTGCCTGACGTCGCGCGGATGCGGAAATACCGAGACGCCACGCTGCTTTCCAGATCGTACCAAGTCCACTGGCCTGCGGTCGCGGTTGGCGTCTCAGATTGGATCGTGACCCACGTCACGTTATCGTCTGAACGCTCAAATACGATAGGCACGGCGGGAGCGGACCAAAGGATGCCGGTGTTGGAGACGAATACGTCGTCGGTGAAGTCCACTTCGCGGGCCGTTGACGTTGTGTAATTGATGCCGGTCACCTGCTGGAGCCAGCGGAAGTTGCTGTTCAGGATGTCGACGGTGCCGTCGAGCATCGTGATGTCGCCCACGCCGTCGTACAGCGGGTAGATCTGCTTCTCGATGCACCAGAGCGGCGCGCCTTGGTTGGCCAAGTCGGAGAGGAACAGGTATAGCTGGTCGTTGGCTATGTCGATGTGTTCGGCGGTGATCTGTTGCGCCGTCAGTTTACAGCGACGGATCGCGTTGTCGATGACGCGCCGTGTGTTAAAATTAGTCTGTGAAACTGTGTCTGAAAACGCCATAAGGATGTGCTCGCATTGTTATCGCAGCAGCAAGCCGATGACAGCAAGCACCTCTAGCGTGGGTGGTATAGCGCAAAAACTGCCCGCCAGCAAGGCGAGCAGTTCATTTATATTAGCACTTACCCTTTGGCATTGCGGTCAGACCGCCCTTGCTGCGGCGGATCATAGGCTTGCTGCTGTGTGCTGGAACGCCTTTCTTTGCTGCCGCAGCTTTCATCATCTGCGCTTCGCGGTCGGACATAGCGCCCATTCCACGAGCGCCAGCCTTAGCAGCCGCGCGGGCTGCGGCACCAGCCAAAGCGCCAGCAGCAGCGCCAGCCAAAGCACCGCCGCCTATGCCACTGGCAGGAGCCTTTGGCATTGGCTTCTTAACTGCGGGGCGACCTACGCCAAGATCTGCGTCAGTTGCGCGGCGGCCAGAGGCGTCGGTCGGGCGTGTTGAGATGCCTTCGACGGGTGCCTTGCGGCCAGATATGCGACGATCTTCCGCCGCAATCTCGGCCATCGTTGCGCGCTTGCCGCGTTCGTTGAACGTGCCACCTTCTGGCATGTACTGCGTCCGAGTGCTGTCTTTGAAACCTTTCATGTCACTTACCTTTCTTGCGGGCCGCGGCCATATTATCAACGAGATTTGGATAGGGTCGTCCTGCCGCCTTGGCGCGAGCCTTAGCCGCTTTCTTGCGCTTGACCGACAAGTCTTTCGGCTTGCCGAGATCCTTCGGGCGCTTCTTGTCCCAGACAGGTTTTACTGCAAAGTCGCTCATATCAGCAATCCCATTTACGGAGTGAAAGTGCCTTGCGTGTCGGGCGACCCTTGTCGTCCTTCATCGGCCCCGGCATGCCAGACATGCGTGCGCAGAATGACTTGCGACGCGCGGCTGCCTTTGGTGATTTCTTTGCCTGCTTCGCGCTGACAGGAGGCTTGATGTCCTTGCCCTGAGCGCGCAGCGATGCGCGGCCCTTGGCATTGAGGCCGCCTTCGGGGTTCTGCCCCTCCTTGCGGGTCCATGCGCCGCCGCCCTCGGCCATAGCGAGACCGCCCTTGGCAAAGGGCATGCGCAAGTTGGCGTTGACGCCGCGTTGCTGCGGATTGTAGCCCACGCCCGCAGAGAACTTTGGATTGCTGTACTGCGCCTGAAGCTGCTGGAGCGCGACGCCTTTGGGGTCGACGCGCATCTGAGCGCCAATGTCGAACTGGCCGTTGCGCATGGGCATCTGAGCGCCGACCTGCATGCCGTTCGGTGTTAAGTTCGCGTTGGCGCGGGGCGGTTGTCCTTGCTGCATTGGTTGCTGCATGGGCTGCTGCCCGCGCTTGTTCACGCCCAGCGCGTCGTCGATGTGGCTCTTGGCCTTAAACTGTCGGAGGTCGAAGGCGTTGTCCATCATCAATCTGCGTAGGACTTAACCATCTCAAGGATGATAGTGTACCTGTCACCGGCGCTGGCGTCGTGAGTAGAGAATTGGATGTCGCCATTCTTACCTGCGCCTGCGTTGTTCCACAGACCGCCGAACTCCGTCA